TGACCCCAGAAGCCGTCTGGGTGCGGGCACGGAAGAAACCGTGCAAGTCAATTGATCGGCGCGAGCACCTGCGGGTAGCGGCTACCCGGGCGGTCCTGGATCTCGTAGAACGTGGGCACCGTCGTGCAGTTGCAGTCGTCGTGGAACGACGCCGCGAGTTCCTGCGCACCTCGCGCGCGGATGCCGCCACCGATGCCGCCTGCGCTCCGGTGCCCGTCCTCGTCGAATCCTGTGCGATCTGACCCTCGGCCGATCACGGACCCTGCGGCCTCCTGCGACCTGTAGATGGGCCCGCGTCCGGCGAGCATGATGCAGAAGTCGCACGACTTGTGCGACTGCGCGCGCTCCGGATGCACGTGCCGCGACCAGCTGACCGCCGCTACCCGACCGGATCGTGCGTCCTCCTGGGCGAGTAGGTCGATCGTCTGTCGGGACGGCTGCAGCATGAGTCGCTGCGCTGCGCCCAGGAGCAGCGACTCGAACGCCTCCCAGTCGGCTTCGGCCGTGAACAGTCCATTGACTGCCCACCGCACGACGCCCTCGGACTGCTTCGTCTTCGCCGGTTGCGCGAACACCGCTCGCACGCTCCCCGCCGACGGTGGCAGATCGCGCACCATGTCGTAGAAGTCCGCGCCGATCACAGCCGCGGTATCGCCGAATGCCGTCATGAAGTCCGGGAAGTACCGCAACAGCACGTCACGGACCGCAGCCGGGTCGGAGGACAAGCTGAACGTGGAGAGCACGTCGCGGAGCTGCGCCTGACCGAGCGAGACCAGCGACGCCTGCGCAGTGCGGAACTCCTCGATCTGCGCAGACGTCGCCATGTCACTCCTCAGACTTGATCGTGATCGGCTGGCCCGGGATGAACTTCACCCCGTCCAGGCCAGCCATCCGCGCAGCGTCATCAGCTTCGACACCAGCACGACGGAGCACACCAAGCGCATCCGCCCTCGCCTTGAGCACCTGCGCGGCGCTCAGATCACTGGCTGGCTGGCTGGCTGGCTGGCTGGCTGGCTGGCGCATCCTGCCGAACGCCACGCGCCGCCTCCACCAACTGCGCGATCCGATCCGACGCACCATTCCGCTTCTGCTCCGCCTCCAGTTGCGTGATCTGCTCGAGCGACAGGCCGGCGTACTGCCGACCCACGCGCGTCGTCGCGAACGACGGATCCGCCGTCGAGAGTTTCGAGTACGAATCCGCGCGAGCCGACGGAGACACGATCGCCGGGTCCGTGAACTGTGCGCGCAACGTCCGTAGTTCGTCGGGGAGCTCTGTCAGCCCGTCTCGGAGCATGACGCCCATCTGCATCGCCGAGACCGCGCCGAACCCCCACAGGGTGTTCGCGTCACGCGTCGTCGTGATCAGCGTCTCCTTGGCCGCGAAGATCGCATCCGCGGACGACGGGTTCGACGCGTCAGCGAACCGCACTTCAAGGTCCTGGTCGTCGGCGAACAACGCCTGCCACATCCGCAGCTGCTCCGTGTGCGGCTGCGGGGATGCCCCCGTGAACCGGTGGAGAGCGGGCTGCTCGTCCTTGTCCTCGACATCGAGCGCTTTGATGCGCCCCATGATCGCCGACCACCGGTCACTTCCCACGAACTGTTCCACGCCGGGACCGAACAGGTAGGTCTCCGGTGACGCATAGAACTCCGAGTTGACTTCGGACCGCACGATCGACCGCAATCCCGCGTCGGCGAAGTACATGCTCGGGCGTGTGATGCGGGAGTGCCCGAGAGGTCGCCGCAGCTCGTACTTGTGCACGAGAGGCGCCACGGGTACACGACGCAGGTTGTGCGACAGCGTCCGGACCGTCCACCGTGCTCCGACCTTCTGGATCGTGTGCACCTTGAAGGGCGTGTAGACGATCATCGCGGTCGCTGCACCATCATCGTCCGTGTCAACGACCGACAGGAACGCGCGCAGTCGCCGACGACGTGTGTCCCACAGCGCTGCCGAGTCCTCCGCATCCCGCGGCATGATCAGCACATCCGGCTCGTCCGAGAGCGTATCGCCGTGCGTCACCGTGAGGAAAGCGCAGCCATGCACCGCTGACGACACCGATGCTGCCGGGAACTCGGTCAGGAACCGGTTGTCCCACATCAACTGCTCGACGCCGAAAGGGTCGTCAGCCCCCGATGCGGACACGAACCCCTCGAGGCGTGACCGGTCGGTGACCGCGTGGACGCCCTTCGCGTGCCACCCGAGCGCCGCCTTGATGCCGCGCATCTGCGGCGGCAGCGAGATTCCGAAGTCCTTCAGCGCCTTCTCGCCGTCGTACCGGGTCGAACGCTCGACGTTCATCGGACGCCGCGCCTGCCACACCTTGACCAGTTGCTTCAGCAGATCAGTGTCCTCGCCGAGGTCCACAGGTGGAGCACTGAGAATCATCGTCACAGGATCACCCCGCCTCCCTCGCGCGCATCGCGCGGCTTCTTGCCCGTCCGTGCGCCGTAGAGCGCGAGCGAGACAGCTTCGACCGGGGTCTCATCACCGGCCGGCGACGCCCACCCCCACGCCCCATCACGGGTGCGTTTCTCCTGGATCGACTTCTTCGCCGACTCGTCCAACTGCGCCTGACCTTCGCCTGCCAGGTGCGTCAGCGACAGCTGACCGTCGAGCTTCGCCTCACGCGCGGCCGCGGTCGACTGCTCGAGCAGCATGCCGCATGCCTCGAAGTACTGCGGCGACGACGCGACAACGATTCGCCGGCGCGGCACCTTCCGCTCGATGAGCAGCCGTTCCAGCACCAGCGCACCTGCCCGGCCCGACAGAACGATCGCCGAGGCGCGCTTCCACCGCGGCATTCCGTCGACCTTCTGCGCGAACCAGTCCGCGAGCGGCTGTAGCGCCGCATCCACCGGACCCTGCCGCGCGTCGATGAGCTCGACGTGTGCCCGCTCGCCCTCGACGATGCACCCGCCGAGGGACACCTTCATGCCGTCCGCAGAGAACGCGACACCGAACGCGCGCGCGCCATCGATCGGCGGCGCGTCGACGGCCAGCATCGGCCACGACTTCGACAACGGTCCATCGCCGTCGAGCTCCTCATCCCAGATCCCCAGTCCCTCACGGGACCAGTCGGCCGGGTCGGTCAGATTCTCACGCAGACGGAGAATCGCCTCCCACGGCGTGCGGTGCGGGAACGACGGATTCGCCTTCGCGAGCACCTTGCGGTCCTCGACGTCGTCGCCCTGGTTCGCCCCGACCTCCACCCACAGCGTGTCGAAGTCGACGACCTCGCCAGCTGCGCGGCGCTTCTTAACATCGAGCGCCTTCTTGCGACGCGCCTTGAACACCTCGGCCGGGTCATCCGGCTTCGGTGGGGTGCCCATGTAGATGATCAGCGGGTTCTTCACCGTGTTCGCTGCCGGGATCATGTCCGACAGCGCCTTCGCCTTCAGGATCTGGCACTCGTCGAAAACGACAATGCTGACGCCGGGGATACCGCGGCCGAACCCGTGTTCCCGGGCGCCGAACATGATCCGAGACCCGTTCGTGAAGACGATGCGCTGCTTTCCGTTGCCGCCACGCACCTGCCGGATGTACGGGGCGATGCGGCGACGCTTCGCCAGCGCCGACAGCGTCTCGAACGTCTCGTCCGACGTCGCCGAGTGGTGCGCGGTCCACAGCACCTTGATCCTGGGGAACAGGATGCACAGCGCGAAGATGATCGTCCCGATCGTGAACGTCTTCCCCACCTGCCTGCAGATGGAGATCAGCACACCGCCGATGCCGGCCGCGTACAGGCCACCCTCACGCTTCGCGAGGATTGCGCGTCCGAGGCCCTTCTGCCAGGGGTCGTGCTCGACCCCCATCTTCCGGCACTGCGCCTCGACGGCGGGGTATCCGGTCGTCTTGATTCCCGATGGCACCACCAGGTGCTTCGCAACGTCCGACAGCTTCGGCTCAGAGTTCGTCGGGGTCGAGGTCTTCGTCGGGGAGGACGGACTCGGCATCAGAATCCTCCGCTCCCGTGCCGCGAGATCCTCGAGCTGCCGCATCGTCTCGTTCAGCAGTCGC